CCTCCCCGCTGGTAATCACGGGGAGAACCTTCAATGACCCGCCCGACACGTTCAGTCCTGAACAAGCATTCCAAAACTTGTTCCCTCGTCCTCGAAGGCAACGAAATCAAATTCCGCCTTTTGGCCGAGCGCACCGAAACCGGCAACATCGTGCATGTGGACTGGGTGCGCTTCACCTGCCTGCTGCGCAACGCCCCCATGCCCGGCGTTGAAACCCTGTTCCCCACGCCCACGCCCGACGTGGACATGGAACCCGTCAGCGAACAGGAACGCAGCGAACGCGGCCAGCGCTTGATGCGCCTGCGCAAGCTCCTGGCCAAGCTCCCGAACGCCGAATTCGCACCCAGCGCGCAGGCTATGGAACTGGCTGAACGCGTAGCGGAAACCTTGGGCGAAGACTTCACCGTCGCACCCGAGCTGCGCAAGGGCCACGACTTCTATCGCCATCGCTGGAGCATTGAGCGCAATGGAAGCGAAGTCGGCTGGGTCGGCTTCCTCGCCAGCGGCGACAGCCCGCGCCAGCAAGCCCAGGCCAAAACCATGCACGTCAACCTCTACGGCACGGCCTGCACCTTCGCCCAAAACGGCTGGCGCGATCACCTCGCAAACCTCATCGATGACGTGGGCGGCACCCTGACCCGCATCGATCTCGCCCTGGACTTCTTCGAAGGCATCACAGGCGGCATGGAGCGCATCAAGCGGGACTACGAAAACGGCCTGTGCGACGTGGCAGGCAAGCGCCCGAAATGCAACATGGTCGGAGACTGGTGCAACGGCAAGGCGCGCAGCTTCTACATGGGCAGCAAGGAAGCGGGCAAGCAAACCAACTTCTACGAAAAGGGCCACCAGCTCTTCGGAGAAAAAGACGCCACCAACTGGCTGCGCGCGGAACTGCGCTACGGCAACAAACTGCGCGTACTGAACACCGACATGCTGCGCCGCCCGCAAGACTATTTCGCAGGCGCCAGCGACTACCACGCGGCCATCCTGCGCGAAGCCAAACCCGCCACGCAGGCCCTGCCCGAGTCTGTTCCGTGCGAAGCAAAGCTGGCAGCGCAAACCATCGAAGCTGAAGTCACGCGCAACGTGCGCTGGCTGCGCGACGTGGCAGCTCCCAGCATGGCCCTGGCCTTCGAACACCTCGGCGCTGATGCCTTCCTCGACATGGTCACGAACCAAAACGTTCCCGGTCGTCTGCGCCGATTCAAGCAAACCGAAATCCGCCGCGCCTACAGCAGCGCGCACCAGAGAACCCGCAAGGCCGCAAGCGCTGGTCACGCATTCGCACAAGCCTAAACCCCGACCACAAAGGAAGCGTCATGCAATTCAAATCCGAAGTCATCGTCCACGGCGTCAAGGAAAGCCAGGGCAGCATCGATGGCCGCGCATTCAGCAGCACCACATTCCACTGCGAGGTGGACCTTGCGGAAAACTCCGCAGGCCGCTCCATCGGCCGCGCCACGCGCCCCTTCAAGCTGGGCGATGCGAAGGAATTCGACAAGTGGGCGCACCTCGGCCAGTCCCTGCCCCTCAAGGCCATCGCCACCTTCGAGATGGCAGCAGCAGCGCAGGACGGCACGAAGATGGTCCTGGTCGACATCCGCCCCCTGGAACAGGCCAAACCCATTGCCTCGAAGGCATCGTAAGAGGCTGGCATGTACGTCATCCAATCGGCGTTCACGGGCTGCTTCCTGGCCCCCTCGTATGAGGACGGACAGCCCGAATGGGTGCTACTGCTGCGCGAGGCTGTAGCGGTCGAAGACCTCGAAACCTGCGCGCAGTTGATCGAAGACCACGTGGACGCGTGCCATCAGGTGCAAGTCGTGGACCTGTCCAAGCTGCATCGTCCTGTGGAGCTTTAACCCGATGTATGGCGCCTCACCATCAGGCGCCAAACATCGCAATTCGTTCCCGGAGTCGTAAATGTCATTCAAGTCTGATGCACATCGCCGGTGGTGGTTCGCCAATCGCGGTGGCGGTGGCGGTGGTTCGGTTGGCGGTGGGTCTGCCCCGTCGTTTTCTAGTCGTGATCTGGATGGTGAACGTCAGGCCATCTCGCGACAAGTTGAGGAAATGGACGAATGGGAGCGCCAACGGGAGCGCGAGGCCATCTCGCGCCAAGTCGAGGAAATGGACGAATGGGAGCGCCAACGGGAGCGCGAGGCTATCTCGCGTCAAGTTGCGGAAATGGACGAATGGGAGCGCTTGCGCAAGTGATGCGCGATGGGGTTGTGAGCTATGCCAAACGTAATGACTGAAACCGAACTGCAGCACTTCGCGCTGTCCATCTTGAAGCTCGCATTCGCTGGCGGCGTCCTCGGTGCCATCTGCTGGTCCCTGGTCATGCGCATCGTCGCGGACGTTGCGGACGCCATCCAGGACTGGGAAGACAAGCGCACTCGCATCGGTGCAGCCCGCGCCCGTGCCCGCGTGCGCCACATCAACGGGGCCGGCCTTGGCTGATCCCCAAACCATCGAATGCACCGGGGCCTGCACGGTCACCGTGGTGCATGAAATCAGCCTTCCCGTGCTCGATCTGAGCCCGGCTGAAGGCGCAGCAATCAGCAGCGCCGTCCTGCTGGTGTGGGCGGTTGGCTGGGCATTCCGCGCAGCTATCCAGGCCCTGAGAACCGACGGCAATTCATCAACCACAGAGGAGTAAATCCATGAACCGCAACAACACCCAATCCCGCCGCCTCGCAGCAGCCGCAGCAGCCGGTGCCCTGGCACTGGCAACCAGCGCCGCTCACGCGGCCATCGACGTCACCGGCGTCGTGTCGGAGATCGGTGACACCGTGGCCCCTATCGGCCTGATCGGCGCTGCCGTGCTGCTCGTCGTCGTGGCCATCGCCGCCTTCAAGTGGGTGCGCCGCGCCATCAGCTAAGCGGCTGACAAAGCGTCCCCTGGCCGGCCGGCAGGGGCCTTTGCCAGAGCGTCCATGGTGGGCGCTCCGTCAAGGGAGGGGCACATGGGCCTGTTCGTCATCATTGCAGTGCTGGGGGCGGCATGGCTCATCTTCACCGCGTAGCTCGCGCTCTCGTAGCTGTCCTGTTGGGCCTGCTGCTCGCTCTCTTCGGCGCGTCGCATGTTCGAGCAGCTATTCCCATGGGTGGATGGGACACGTCTTCATGCAATGAGACGGTTGCCGGTGGGCATCCATACACGGTAGATCCTGCCGTTACCGGCTCGTGGACGTGTAAGGCTGAGGCGCCGCCTGGATTCCGCGACTGCGGCTATATGTTGTCATCCGCTCAGTATGGGTGGGCCGCGTTTTGGTACGGCAAGTGCGCGCAAAGGCGGCTGGCTGACCAATGTCCTGAAAACAGTGTCAAAGTCGGTGGGGAGTGCGAGTGTGCATCTGGCTACGTGGAATCTGGTGGCGCTTGTGTCGAGGAAAAGCCGCCTACGCCTGACGAGTTTTGCTCTCAGCAGTCCTTTAGCTGGAATGCTTGGTCCACCACGGAAAGCCGCATGGGCATCGTTGAGGACAGACGTGATCTCCCTCTCGATAGCCCTTTCTCGGTGTGCATGCCCGCTAAGGGCGGGGGCGCAGGATCCCCCCCGGGCTGTAAGCACAAGTTCACCCCGCAGGTGCGCTACCGCATGGGGGATGGCGATCCGTGGCGATATGAGGGGGATTCCTGGGCCTATGGCCCCAACGACATAGCGGAAGCTGGCGGCACCCTTGCTTGCGTGCCCGGCATCGACGGTGCGCCCGGTGATCCGCCGATCCCGCGCCGCGAAGACCCTAAGCCCGGCTGTGAAGGTGGCATCCCTGGGCAGGTCAACGGCGTGGACGTCTGCGTGGATCCTGCGAGCGGGCATACCGAAGGCGTCGATTGGACACAAGTCACGGATGCAGACGGGAACGTCAAGGAGCAGAAAACCAATGTGACGTGTAGCGGCGAAAAGTGCACCGTCACCACGACTACCAAAACTCCTGGCGACCCCGGCGAGGGCACTACGACCACTACCACTACAACCCGTGGCGCCTACTGCGCGAAGAATCCCGCGAGCTCGATCTGCGCCGGAGCTACCGACCCTACGGGTAGCACGCGCAACCAAAACGGGCGCGGTGGTGCTGGCGATCCGGCGAGTAACGGAAACGGCAATGGCGGCGGCAACGGCGAGGGCAACGGATTTTGCAAAGAGAACCCGGATTCGCCCATGTGCAAGAAGGGCTCGTTCGGCGGCTCTTGCGCGGCTAGCTTCACCTGCGACGGCGACGCCATCCAGTGCGCCATTGCGAAAGAACAGCACCTGCGCAACTGCAAGCTGTTTGATGACCCGTCTGATGAGTCCGGCTTGTACAACGCGAACAAGGGTAGGGAGGGTAATCAAACCGGCGATCTGCCCGGAAACCAGTCCATAGACCTGACGGGCCGAATCGATACCTCGGACGCCATCGGCGGCGGCTCCTGCATCGGCGACTTGAGTATCTCGGTCATGGGCCAATCCATCAGTTTGCCCATAAGCAAGATTTGCCCGTATCTCTCCATCCTGGGTAACGTCCTGGTGGCCGTTTCCCTGCTCCTGGCTGTGCGAATCGTCGGAAGGGGTTGACCATGCCTGTATTCATCGCCGCGATAGGCGGCATGCTCATTAATCTGGTCGGCACCCTGGCGGGCCGTGTCCTGATCGCCCTCGGCATCGGCGTAGCGACGTTTACGGGGGTTAATGCAAGCCTCGCATGGCTCAAGACGCAGGCGATCAGCTCCATCACGGCGCTGCCCCCCGAAGTCATCGGCATGCTCGGCACCATGAAAGTCGGGGTGGCCATCAGCATCGTCACCAGTGCCATCACGGCCCGCCTTATCCTCAATGGCCTGTCGGGTGACACCTTCAAGCGCTGGGTGCATACGTAATGCTGTACCTCATCACGGGCGCTAATGGCGCAGGCAAGACGCTGAACACCCTCAAATGGGTCCGGGAACGCCAGCTCAAGGAAAACCGCCCCGTCTGCCATAACGGTCGATTCGAACCTGTTGAGGGTGGCGAGTTGTCGAGCTGGAAAAAGATCGACATGAAGGAATGGCAGTCCGAGCCGGACGGCACCATCTTCCTTGTCGATGAATGCCATAACGATTTTCCCCTGCGCCCGCCCAGCGGCACCCCCCCGGACTACGTGCGCATGCTCGCGGAGCATCGGCGGCGGGGTTTCGATTTCTACCTCGTCACCCAGCATCCGCAAAACATCGATAGCTTCGTCCGCCGCCTGATCGGCCCCCCTGGATGGCATCGCCACCTCAAGCGCTCTTTTGGCGTGGACATGGTGAGCGTGCTTGAGTGGTCGGCCGTCAATCCCAATTGCGAGAAAGACGGCTCCGGCAAGAATGCCAGCGTAAGCATGCAGGCTTACCCGAAAGATGTCTACGGTTGGTACAAAAGCGCCAGCCTGCACACTGGCAAAAAACGCATTCCTGCGCGTGTGTGGGTGCTGGTGGCCTGCGCCGTGGCTATCCCCATGCTGGGGTGGTTTGCTCTGTCCAAGCTGCCCGGATCGGGCAAGGGCAAAGAGCAGGCGCAGCAGGCCGGTGGCGGGGGTGTGACGGCATCCGGTGGTCCGTCTGTGGGGCCTGTCGAGCGTATGACAGTCGCCGAATACTTGAGCCATCGTAAGCCGCGCCTGCCCGACTTTCCGCATACAGCGCCCGCGTACGACGATGTCACGAAACCCGCTGTGGCGCCGTATCCGGCGGCGTGCGTCAGCATGGGTGAGCGTTGCGACTGCTACAGCCAGCAGGGCACCTATCTGCGCGCTTCAAAAGACGTGTGCCTGCAAATCGTCAAGCATGGTTTCTTCGTGGACTGGCAGCAGGCCCAGCTCGCGCCGGTAGGAAACCCGCCACCACGGCCAGCGTCTGCGCCTGTGGCTGCACCTGTGCCCCAGCAGGCCGCGCCCGTCATCAATGTGCATGTGCCTCCGGTGCAGCAGCAGGGCGGGCAGGGGTCGGACTGGGAGCAGGGGTTGGCGGCGCGCAATGCGCAGGTGCGTTCAACGCTGGGGCGTTAGTCGGCGCGCAATTCTTGTGAATGTTCTGTTTCGCGCACTAGTGCCCATCTGTAGCCGGGTGGTGCTGGCGGCTTTTCGTGTGTTCGCTTGTTGATGCCTGATTCTTTGATGCCGTCTCGCA